AGCGGATACCGTAAACACATTCAAGGATTTTGAATCCATGATGTCTCAGGTGAAAGCCATATCAGGAGCCACAGGACAGGACTTTGAAGATTTGACTGCAAAGGCGAAGGAGATGGGAGCAACCACAAAATTCACCGCTACGCAGAGCGCAGAGGCGTTCAATTACATGGCGATGGCCGGTTGGCAGCCTACTCAGATGATAGACGGTATTTCTGGTGTAATGAATTTGGCGGCGGCTTCTGGCGAAGACCTGGGAACCACCAGTGACATTGTAACCGATGCCATCACAGCTTTTGGACTACAGGCCGGAGATGCAGGGCATTTTGCGGATGTGCTGGCCCAGGCAAGCGCAAATGCCAACACAAATGTAGGTATGCTCGGTGAGAGCTTTAAGTATGTTGCACCTGTGGCCGGAGCGATGAATTATACAGTAGAAGACACATCCTTGGCTCTCGGTCTCATGGCTAACGCAAGTGTGAAGGGAAGCATGGCTGGTACTTCTTTGAAAACAGCTATCGCAAATATGGCAGCACCTACGAGTAGTATGGCGGCAGCTATGGAAAAGTACGGAATCAGCATAACGGACAGCGAAGGAAACATGAAAAGCCTTAAAGGGGTCATGGACAATATCAGAAGTAGTCTCGGTGGTCTTGCAGAAGATGAGCAGACTGCGGCAGCTTCCACCATTTTCGGGAAGGAAGCCATGGCTGGCATGTTAGCTATCGTCAATGCGTCCGAAGATGATTACAACAAGCTGAGTACGGCTATTTACAACTCCAAAGATGCAGCTCAGGACATGGCAG